TTCTAATGTAATACTTAGAATGTCTAGGATGAATACCACTAGCACTATCAACAAGTTGACTGACAGTGCCACTAGGCTTAACACAAGTGACGGCAGTAGGACAAGGGATATTAAGATCAGTGGAAAGCTGTATGCACTCGTCAACTGATACCATCTTGAGTCTTTCGAGAAGAGTCTTGAGTTGCTCATTGTTGTCTCCAAGCATCTTGTTGTCTAGAATACCCGTCAGGGATACACCCAGTAATCTTTCTTCCTCAGTGTTACGCTGCCATATCTTTCTGAGGTACGGGAAGTGTGTCATGGTTGACTGGTAAACACCCAGTATTGAAGCCAGTCTAACCTTACGCTCTAGGTCATAGATACTGTCACCTTCACGCACAACGCATTCCGATAAATTGCAAAATTGGTAAGGCCTCAAGATAATTTCCGAACACGGATTGGTCCCGAAGTCTTGTTCAGCGTTACGTCTACCATTCTTAGCTGCTTGTTTGATTGCTGCTTCACGGTTGAAGATACCACGTTCACCACTGTGACTGTGATACAGACTTGACCATTCGTTCATGAACTGACCAACGTCAGGCTTCTCAGTGTACACAGCAGAGTTGTTAGCCAGCGCACGTTGTGGGTTATCAGTCCACCACTGTCCTGTCTTGGCGTGTCTCATCTTGTCATCTTCTAAGTCAGATAACGAGATCATCGCAGACCTACGCACACCACCTACCACTACGACTTCAGCTACCTTACACATGATGTCGTGGCACTCTAAGGTATTTAGTTTACGTCCCTCAGCTCCCTGAAACTTACGGATCACAAACTCAAACAGTTCATTCAACGGCTCTGGTCCACTAGCTCTACCGCCGAATGTCTTGAGTCGTGTACCTGCAGGTCTAATCTTTCTAAGATCCCACTTAGGTATCTCACCGGAGTACAGCAGGGCGATAACCTGTCGTAATGATTTAGCCCATCCTTCTTTACTGTCAGCTACTACAACTGTGGTGTCTGACTTAAACAGTTTCTCAGGTATCTCTGGGAGCTTGTTAACGTACTTCTGTTCAACGCTAAAGCCTACACCCGTACCACACAGCAGGATGTACATAGCCTCGTCAAACGCTTTAGGATCGTCAACAGGTAGATAGCTACAGTTGTATCCCGCAGTGTTGTCTCTCTCTAATGCTTTACCAGCAGTCATGATAGATCGCATCGAGGGTACTACCTCTAGGTTCTTGATTGCTTCCCGCAGCTCAGAGTCTACTTCCATTGGTATTTTATAATTATGGGTTCTAGATAGGTGGTCCTTCATGAACTCCATGTAGCGATCTACAGTTTCATACCAATCCTCACGTCTCTTCTCACTGTCTAAGAACCGAGAGTACCTCGACTTTGCTATGTATTGCTGGTAAAAATCCATCAGTATATTTCCTTTCTTAACTGTTCGTATCTATCTTCAACTACATCTTCAAACCTATCGAGGATATCTTCCGACGTTAGGTCCAGCAGCTCAATCAGATCAAGCTCATTGAACTGCATTAATCTTTCTTTTAATTCATGGAGTGTCAGGGGTGTCATGCTTTTCCATATCCTCTATTTCAATAACTGCTAGGGTAGCATACCCAGAGATGTCTCTCCAAGAATCATCATAGTAGTAGTTACCGTTTAGTATCCTAGCCATCTTGTTAGCAATCATATCAAGACTCTCTCGCATGAACGCTGGCATCATCTTGTAGTTAGCAGAGTCGTGCATGATCTTCTTAATGTCCTGACTGATCTGACTCACGTTCTGGTACTGCCCGTACTGTCCTTCTCTAGCGTCTAGTATCTCGTTTGTTTCCATACTTCTTCCTTAAGTAAGTTAGACTGACAGGCATCTCATCAAAGCTGCCGTTGTTCACCTCATTCAACATCCAGATACCGGACCATGAACCGTTAGTCTGTGGTGTCAGGTAGTCCTCATCATGTTGGTAACAGATTCCTGCAAAGATACCAGTGATTCTAGAATCGTCAGCACGTTTACTAAATGCTATTGCACGGTCCTGGACGTGTCCCATGATACAACTCATGTGTTTCTTTTGCAATAGTAAACTAGGACTACTGACTGCTCGTCCCATAACCCCTGACGTAAAGTAATGAGAGTATGCAATGTTATCTATGACACATACTTCCAGAAAATCTTGAACTTCCCAACCATACTTGTCCAAGTTAAAGTCGTTGTACCCGATCAGTCCCTCTAACTTACGATCAGAATTAATTGCTCGCTCGATGCGCTGTTCGTGATTACCAATCAGAAAGACAAGTCTAGGATTCCAAGCCTTCTTCCTGTTTCTCTTTAATCTGTTGATCTCATTGACGATAGGCTTCATCAGCTTGCTCATAGCTAGATTACCTGCTGTGATGTCAGACTGGTACGTCCTGCCTTCAAACGCTTTCTTGCCTACGTCATAGATACTCAAGCTGGGCATATCCCAGTGGTCTCCGAGGTGGACAATAACATCAGGCTTCTTCTCTGCTGCGTACTTACCTACCCATTCTAAATGTTCAGTAGGGAAGCCAGGTTTACATTGGGTGTCAGGTATTACTAAGTGTCTCATGCTGCTCCTTTAGCAGTTGTATGAAATATTCTGCATCTATAACTACCAGTGGTTTAGATCGATTCTGTTTGATTACGACAACAGGTTCTCTATCTTCAGGACAATTGTCAGCAGCTTGCGAGTAGAACCCGTAGACTGCTATTGATTCCCGTGACTTACATTCAACCGATATTCCTAGCTTGTCTCCTGCATCCTGCGAGAACTGAATGTCCTCACCTGCAGCGCCCATGCTAGTGGACCTTACATCGGACCTGGAAAAATCGAATCGGTCGATGAGTAAATCTCTAAACCATTGTTGGAGTTTTCTTCCTTTGGCTTTTGCACTTTGGGTTTTGATTTTCGTCTCCTGATATTCAAGAACTTGTTTAATCTAACCCTCTTGATCTTAGTGATCCAGCCTTTAGGTATGTGCATCCGAGAGTTAGACTGATCGATAGAGTATGCAGCAGCAATAGTGATTGCTGAATCATCTTCTGCTACGACAAACCCTATGCTGAGTACAGGGTGAATGTCAGTCTTGCCTAATGGTTCCCAGCCAGAATCCGACAGTGCATCCCACCACTCTATGTAAGCTATTTCTGGGAAATCTTTGGTGTCCAAATCTGCCCAGGTTTTCTTCTTATCCATAGTAATTGCGCTCGTTCAGTTAATAACTCAAGGTTATCCTCATACGCGTCTAGGACGGCAGCGAATAATTGTCTCTCGTTATGACAATCTTTGAGAATCTTCTCGGCTTTCTTAGGACCAATACCCTTCAATCCAGGAATGTTGTCCACCCGATCGCCTGTAAGAATCTGCGTGTAGAAATTCTTGATGGCTTCTGCTTCGGTGATGTAGTACAGTATGTCCTTCACGAAGTTGTAGTGCCATCCCCTCAACATATCAAGGTCTTTATCAAGCGACATAATGCAAAAGGCTCCAGCCCTCATTTGATAGGCTGCGATACCAATTGCATCATCCGCTTCTTCACCTTCAACTAACTCGAAACCCCACTTCTCAGTAAGGTAGTTACGCAGGGTCTCGTAGTGATTAGGCTTTCTAGCGTCACTACGATTCCCTTTGTACTCTTTCTCGTTAGCTATTTCATATCTAAAGTTGGATCGACCAGTGATGTAACCAGAGAAGTCATCAACATAGTCAGGACGAATAAGGTCTTGAATGTAGTTACCCATCCGACTAATCGCAAACTTTTCCTCATCGTCATCACTAGCAAACCCAATACGATAGACAAGAATGTCCCCGTCAATCAGAGCAGTTGCATTCTCTAACGACGGGGTTGACATTACACTGCTTCCATCTCAGCAAGCTCTGGATTGTGTTGTGATCCATGAGGATTGTATTCAACAAGCTCAGTAACCACAACTTCCTTAACGCCTGCTGATACACCTTTCTTACCTTTGTAGTTGTAAGCGTAAGGATCAATGATAGCCACACATTTTGATCCGTTACCTATCTTACTAGAGATGGTGTTACCTTCAGTATCGAGAACTCTAATAGGATAGTTACTCTTACAAGTGACGTAAAACTGCTGTAGGTCTTTGTGCTTCACGTCAAGCATTGCTTCTTCTTGAAGTTTCTGCACTGCCTTCTCCGAGAGCTGCCCGATGTCCATGCCGTAGCGTCCGTCATCGTATGGCTCTGAGTGTCGTGACCAAAATACTTCGCCTTTTACTTTTACTGGTTTCATTTAGTTTCCTTTACAAAGTTAGTGAGTCGCTGCCCAATTAGTTCCTACTTTGAATTCACCGTCCAACGGGCAACGTAATCTTAGACGGATTCCAGCTTGACGGATGGATTGCACTGCTAAGTGTCCAACCGTTTCCTCATCTTGTGGTGTCGTTTCTATCTGCCACTCATCGTGTACATTAGCTACGAACCTTGCATTCATTTTACCATTAATAATCTTTCTGTGCAAAATAATTAACGCTTGCTTCATGACCACCGCACCTGCACCCTGCAGTAATGTATTCAAAGCAGCGTGTTGTGAGCGTACCAGTAACCTACGACCGTCCAGACCAGGTAGCCACTCTTTGACAGCGAGTCTATCAACCTTGTCTCTGAGCTTCTGCAGGGCTGGTGTGTTCTTCAAGAAGCTACTGATTAACATCTTACCTTCACGCTCTGCACCACCAACAATCTGACCGATCTTAGCAGGACCAGCGCCATAGAGGAACGCATAGATAAATGTCTTGGCTTGATCCCTGTTGGTTAGTCCCGCAGCTTCCATGTTCTTAGTGTGGATGTCACCTTCCAGTATCTCTTTGGTGTAAGAAGGATCGTCCATGTAGTGAGCTAACATCCTCAGTTCTAAACCACTGGCATCAGCACCGAGTAGTACATTACCGTCGTCTACCGTCCACATGGATCTACATTCCTCACCGTACTCGCTACCAACTCTAGGTACTTGAGCAAGGTTAGGACTGGAGTGGGTCATTCGTCCCGTAATCGCTCCATTGGTTCTGACCTTACAGTGTACCCGTCCCCTGTCATCCGCATTTTCAAGCCATGACGCAACTTGAGCCACCCTTTTCTGAAGCAGTAGAAATCGCAAAAGACTAGCAGCTTCAGGTCGTTTAATAGTTTGTAATACTTTCTCGTCGACAATTGGTGTTCCTTTCTCCGTAAACTTCTTAGGTTTCCATCCCAGTGTCATCATCCTTTCCGCTATTTGCTTGCGCGAACCAGGGTTAAACACCTCCACTTTATCCTTCAATCGCCGACCAGTTTTCTCGCTATATCGCTCAGTAACAATCGGTTGAAAGATTTCTTGTAGCTCAACTTCAATGTCTATAAGGCTTTGTCGCCAACCTGCTAGCGTATACATAGCCTTCGGGACATCTAACTTGAATCCTGTTTCTTCTTGTTTCTTAACGATCTGAGCCACCTCATGTTCCAAGTCAATTGACTCACCCCAATCCAGTAAATCTGCAGTAAGACGCTCAAATAATGCATGAGTGATCTCAACATCTTGGATGCAGTAGTCCGCCATGTCCTTAGATAAGCCGTTATCAAAGTCACTGAAGTCCCCTTTTTTTAGCCCTAGCCTTATGCCCCATGCGTCTAGGGAGTGACCTTTTTCGATTACGGGGTTTAGTAACCTTGACATAACCAACGTGTCTCTTAACGGGTTCGATTCGTAGTTCAAGTTCCACAGCTTCTTCAACACAGGTAAGTCGAACTTTATTATGTTGTGACCAATCAACAGGTCTTGAGGACTTATGTATTGGTGTAATTCGTTTGCTGATTTCCATAGGTTACATTCTCCAGTGTCTATATCTTTAGTTACAACACACCAAATAACAGTTGCATCTAAACCATCTGTTTCAATATCAATTGCTAATCTTCTCATGTCTGTAAGTATAACCCAAAGTTACCGAGACAGAACCCAACAAAAGTAATAGCCATTGCGGTCTGTCCCTTGGTGAAAAGATCGAGAGCTATGACTAGGTACACCACAGCTATCGCTAAGATCAACCAGCTTGACATTACAGCGCATCCTCGTCAAACCGTTCGGTCATCCTACCAGTTTGCTTATTGTACAGCAAGCGACACGCAGGTCCAGTGAGTCCGCTAAACCTGTTCTTCAGGACACGAACCTTGGTGGTATGCCGTTCTTCTTCGTCATCGTGCTGACCGTTACGCTCAAGACCTATCACAATATCAGCAACGTTACCCTGAGCTGACGAACCTTTCAGGTGTGCGAGACTGGTAGTTGCCCCTTCCTCGTGACCCTTACCGTCTGGTCTGCGTAGGTGCGAGACACCGAACAAACATATCCCAGTTTCTTTAACGAGAATACGAAGATCCCTCATGATTTCTTCCAGTGCTTCTCTCTCTGACCCTCGCTCTGCTCCAGCTACGATGATCGAGATGTGATCCAGGAAGAT